ACTGGTGTAAAAAATTTACCCATAGTAACTGTAGTTGTATTATTTAAAATAGATGTATCACTATCATCAATCAATCCTGTTAGTTTAGAATGTCTAAACGAACTATTAAATTCTTGCAATTCATTTGTATTATAATTTTCAATCGTTGTAGAAATTAAAGATGCCAATTCATCTTTAGTAGATGTTGTTGCACTTGAATCATAATTAAATGTAGTGTTTAAAATTAAGTAAGTTGTTTCTGGGTCTACAATCACTGGTGTAATTGAAGCAACTTTAAATGGACTGAATGCAGACACCAAGTTACTTTTTTGTACAGTTGTTAAATTTTCACCTGTAGTAGGTTTAATTGAAATAAAGACTTTACCATATTCTGGGTTACTCGATACTCCTGTACTTGTATCGTAACTACCATCTTCTCCACCCCAAACAGAAACCGCCTGAGTGTTTGCAAATAATTTTTTAGTATAAGTTTTATAATCATCTACTGTTACACATCTTCCTTGAGCTGCATAATCTAGTGGTGCTTGTAACTTAATTGATTCTATAGTTTCTACCTCTGAACCACCAGTTGCACTTGCAACAGTTGTAACTGTAATTGAAGTTGCACCATCAATACTTGATGGCGAACTAAATGTGTCTGCGCCATTAGCTAAAGTTTTATTTGTAACTACATATTGTAGTACAACAATGTTACCATCTGAAATTGATTTACTTATTACACCATCACCAAAGTAAACTTGATATAAACCACTATCAGTTTCTTGTAAATAATAAACAGTACTGTTTGAAGATAGTTGTGTTATGTCTGTTGCCTTAGTGTAAGTTGTAGTTGATGTATCAGATGCTGATGTTTGTACCTTAACTATTAAAGTTGATGTATCACTATTAGCATTACTTAATGTAAATTTTTGGTCTACATTAGAAGTGTTCACTGTATATCTTGTTGTAATATAACTACCCTCATAAACTTTTATACTGTCAAAGGGAACTTCATTGCCTGTGTTACTTGAAGTAATATCTGCAATCGTAACAAATCTATAATTTGTACCATCAACACTTGTTGTAAAAGCTGTGCCAGCTGGCATTGTTTTTGAATTATCAGCTGTAGATAAATTTACATTGAGTGTTGCATAAGCTGCTCTTGCTGATGTTGTTTCATATCCTAATGTCTTAGCATGAGATACTACACTTGAACGAAGTGATGCACTGTCTAAGAACATTTCGTTTGCCAACATGTTAGCATTAAATCCTAGATAGTGAGTATTGTATGCAAGAGTATCTAAGAGAATGTTTATACCAGAACCTTCGAAGTCATAGTCTTTAAATTCTTGTTGTGCTTTTAAAAATGTTTTTAGATTTGATTTTATCGCATCAAAATCTAATTCGGTTACTCTTAATCTTTTATCGTTTGATGCCATTATCTTAATCTCTCTAACATGACTGATAAGTCTACCAATTCTGTGGGTGCGTTAACTACATAAAATTCTATTGATACATTATAAATATTTCTATCAAAGTCTGGTAATGCTCTAACTGATACTAATCTTGCTCTAGGTTCAAAATTTTCTATAACATCTTCTATCTTTCTTGCCAGTACAGCAGCGACCATTGGTGTCATATTTTCAAATAACATTTCACGAATCCCACCAGATATTTCTGGGTGGAATGGTTTTTCAAAAGCATCTAAATTAATAAGATTTCTTAATGACCTTTTAACTGCTTGTATATCAGTTACTTTGTTAACATCAGAACCTACTACTCTCTTACCAAAGAATAAATCTAAATCAGAGTATTGTCTGACATTACGACTAATGTTGTTTTGAGCTTGTGCATCTTTGTATGCCGACATATATAATCTCTAGTTATTTAATTATTATTTATAAGGGATTATCTTAATATATTAAGTTAATCGAAGTTTTTTATATCTTGCATCATAGATTTCATATTCATCATCACTGTCATCTAGTTTCCAATTCCAATCACCCATATCTCTTGCATTTAAGAAAGCTTCTTCCTCATCAATACCACCTTTAATATCCTTATCATAGGTATCACTTTGAAAATATTTTAGTGTTTTAGTTTTACCAACACGATATTTAGTTTTAACCTCTCCACCATCTCCCCTTTCAGTTCGACCATTTACTCTATCTTCAAGGTAGTAAATTTTTTTATCTCTCAAAGTTTGTAATGTTTTTTCTATACCATCTGTGTCTATATATGTGCCTGGTATGAGTGTTCTTTTCCTAATATCTTCAGCTAAATTTTTCTTTCTTGTTGCTAATAATGATGGTGGAACATCAGTAGATACAGCAGGACCACCAGTATCACTTACCCTTATCAATCTTCCAGTTGATGTATCTGTAACAGTTTTAGGACTTGTTGCTGTTGTGGTTTCTGTAGTAGTTGTGGTTTCTTCAGAAGTGGTTGTAACCAATGTCATCCCAGACACTTCATTTGTAATTACTTCTACTTCTTTAGTTGTTAATGTTACTGTATCTTTAGAAGTTTTACTTATTGTTTCTGCAACAGATTCTTTAGATGGTAAACTAACATTAGCTGGTAACTCAATAGGAATAGTTAACCCATCTGGTATTTGAAGGTTTGGAAGTAAGTCGCCGACATCTCCTACACCTGATTGTATTTCTGTAGCAAGAGAATCAATATCCAATCCTTTGTCTGCCATTGCTGTACCAAATTTATTAGTGATTCCTAAAATTTGTGATTTATATTGTTCTACACCAGCTGGTGTATTTAAATCTAAATTAACTAGTGTTGCAAATTCAGATTGCATATTTGCATTTGGAATAGTAGGTAGTTCAGGTATCATGCTTGATAATGATGATTTTAAATCTGCAACTTTATCCTTTACTGCATTTAAAATATTTGTGGCATCTCCACCATGTTCAGCTAGAAGTGAATCTTTTAATGCAAGAGCATCCGTAAGAGTTTTATTTAATAACTCATTTGCTCCTTCAATATCTGCTCTTGTAAAATCTGCCATATTAATCTCCTATGCTGTTCTTCTCCACAGGTATGCTGTGATATATGGTTGTACAATATCGTGACTGTGAGCTGCACCACCACCAGTTGATGATGTTGGATGCAACGAGGTGCCTGAAGTATTACCCTCTGATAAATTATCATTATCAGTATCATTTGTACTCATTGTAACATTGTGAGTATGAGCTGGTATTTCAGCAATTGTTAATGCGTGAGAATCTGTTTTTGCACCACCTGTTTCTCGTACTGCATCAAAATCAGTATCGGTTGAATCAACACCTACTATAACTCTACCAGCTCCAAATGCTGACCATGTTCCAAAACCTAATAGTGTGCCTGGATTTGTTGCAACACCAGCATTGGTGTAAATAGAACCTACTGGATAAATTGTTTCTAACACATGTAATCGTAAACCTTTATCACCACCTGTTAGATTTAATACTAAATCATTTGAATCATCTACATCAAGATTTATCTTAGTAGAATCTGCTTCATCAATTTTTATATCAGCCATTGTTATCTCCTATGCTATTGGTGCTGTTGTAGTATTAGCACCTAGTCCAGCAGTATCAGTATGTACATGACCTGTAAGTTCGATTGCAGTACCTGAACCATTAGTTGCTGTAACTGTACTTCCGTCACCAATGAATGTCATAGTACCAACTGCCTCTGATTTAATATTCATTATTGATACCGATTTAAGTGAAAGAGAATTACCAGAGGCTAAACTTATATTACCATCCATAGTTACTACTCCAAATTTATCTTGTGCTATCACAGTTAAATTTAAATTAGAGTGTATTGTTAAATCTTCTGTTGTAGTTATAAGACCTTCACCCCCAATGGTTGTAACTGAATTTCCAGCAATACTTAAAATATAATCTTTCGCTGTTGTAGATTTTTCGGTTGTACCTACTGAACCTGTATATGAATTGGCAACATTGTATGCATGATTACCTAGAATCATTTCCTCTAAATTACCTACACCGCCAGCACCAATCTTAACTTGTTCCGACTTATGTATCTTTCTTGTAAAGTTTCCACCAACTTCTAATATATAATCTTTTGCAATGTATTCTCTTTTGTTTCCGTTAGTCGTTAAATTAATATCTCCATTTACAAATATATTAGATTCTCCAGCAACCAATTCATAATTACTACCTACCACCTTAACTGTCTTACTACCATCTACAACAATTTCTTCGTAAGTGCCAGACTTGTGTTGTTTTTGTAATCTTTCTCCACCAGGCGTATCATCTATTTCATTTATGTGACCTGACTCTGATTCGTGTACATGATTGTATGGGTATTGACCTGTACCTGATGTTCCTCTTGGTATTGGTTCTTCGAAGAAAGTTGGTGTGTCATCTGTCTTGAGTGTTGTTGAGATTGGGTCTAAGTTTGGTTTAGTTGCTTTAGGTATATCTTTAACTTGCGAATTTTTACGACTTACAAAAGACTTATGAGTTTCAGCATCACCATCTCTTGCGAGTCTTGATACATCTGATTCACCTGTAGTGTGACCAGAGTGAGATATTGTGCCAGGATATTTTCCATTGGGGTCATTGAAACCTTTTGATGTGTCAGCAGCATCTGCTGGAACACCAGGCAACGAACCCATAATGACTGGTTGTTGTTTTTCTTTTGCATCTCTAAAGAATCCGACTACCCATGTTCCCTCAACAAGAAAGCTAGGTGAAGTTCCTAGACCTTGCATAGATGGGTCGGTCACAGGCATCATGATATGGGCCCATGGCAAATCTGCAGATGGGATATCTATTAAATCTTCTGTGTGGTAACCTAAACAACGGACTTGTACTCTACCAAGTTTTGCAGGGTCATTACGATTTTCTACAACACCAGTAAACCATACAAAGCCATCAAGGCCCATGAAATAGTTTTCGTTCATGTTA